CTGTAACTCCAGTGACGCCCGTAACTCCAGTAACTCCAGCGCCAGTTGGACCCGTAGGCCCATCAACCCCGGTTACTCCTGTTACTCCTGTAACGCCTGTAACTCCCGTAACTCCAGCACCAGTTGGACCTGTAGAGCCAGTTGGACCTGTGGCACCAGTCGGACCCTGAATACCTTGCGGACCAGAACCACCAATTTCAATCCACTGCGAATCGTAGTAGACAAATGTTTGTGCGGTATCGGACTCAAACCAAATCTGGCCAACAGCAGGGGAACCTGGAGCAGTTTCAGAGATTGTTGCTCCACCAGCTGCGCTGGCGTTAACCCATGCAGTTCCGTTCCATTGCAACACTTGATTGGTCGCAACGCTTGTTATTGTCACATCTGTCAGGTCATCAAGAGATGCAACAGTGGATGCTGTTCCTGGAACAAACTTGGTTCCGTTGTATTTGAGTACTTGGTCGCTTGTCGCACCAGTTGTATCGACTTCTATCCCGTCAATGAAAAGTACGGGGACTTTAAATGTGTCGTCAGTCTTGAGAACATTTGCTTCGTCTCGGTAGAGGTTTACATCTCCACCACCAGTTCCGTCGCCCCAGACGAGACGACCGCCACCCTGTATTTGAAGTCTTGCGAAAGTTTCTTGGTCTACAAAAATTGTCAACCCATCAGAGCCAGCGGATGACAGCTGCTTAATGGCAATTGGGGTTATAAATTTTTGAGCCACGACCTCAATCGCTTCCGTTTTGTTCGATTAGCCCCTCAGGACTAATTTGTTTTTAAAACTTAACCCGTTACTACGATAGTGTAGTCACCTGCTGTAATTGTTCCAAGAAGAGTAACTGTTACCGTGTCGGCGTTCGTGCGAGCAACGTCACCAATTACCGTAGCACCACCTGATACTTCAAAAATCTGAACAATAACGTTCGTTGAGTTGAACATGTGGTCAACCTGGGTTGTGGAGGTTCCACCAGCGCTAGCTGCACAGCCTTTGCTTGCGATGCGAGCAAGAGCTGGAGTAGTAGTATTCGCAGTTCCTGCAGACGTTTTAATACCAAGGTTTGTGCGGGCACTTGCTGCATCTGACGCACCAGTACCACCGTCTGCGACAGCAACATCTGTACCGTTCCAAACACCAGTACTGATTGTCCCAAGGGTTGTGATGGTGTTTTGACCAACGTACGTAGAATCGATGTCAATAGCATCTGAAGAAACAGAGATACGACCCGCTGTTCCAACAGCATTAATCGTATTTCCAGTTTTTGTGAGACCGTCACCAGCAGTGATTTGGCCAGCACCAGAGAACTGGACCCATTCGATTGCATCTGTGCCTACAGTGATGGCTCCGTTGCTTGTTACAACCCAGCCAGAGTCTGCATTTGCGGTACCTTCTTCAACAAAAGTAAACGCTCCACCGGACACTTCGCCGGTTCCATCAAAATCAGTTGCACGAACCGCAGCGCCAGTTGCCTGAACAACGTAGATACCGTTTTCAGACTGGGTGCTCTGGTTCTTTACGAGAACACGGTCCCCAGTAGCAAGAGTTACGCCATCAAGCGTGTCGCCGTTCTCTAGACCAGAAGCAAGAAGCACAGCAGTAGTAGTTGCAGCGCGAACTGACTGCTTGACGTCTAGGCCCGAGCGGGCAGCATCTACATAAGCCTTGGTAGCAGCATGTGCATCGTCAGTTGGTGTACCAAACTTTGCTTGACCGCTTCCATCTCTTATGACAAGCTTGTTTGCGGTTGCTTCAGATGCGGCATCAGCCAGCTTCGAAAAGTCTGAAGCGGACAACAAACCAGCGCTTGCAGATGTTGCAAGGTTTGGAGTAATCGTGATTTGTCCATTGGACTCAACAATGGTGAGTGCTGTGGAGTGTGAACCACCCGCAATTACACCGGCGGCCTCGCCAACCCCAGCAACGACCTTTCGCCATGCGGCGGCGGTTAAGTCATAAATCTTAATAACACCATCGGCGCTATTGAAGTACATCCGTCCATCAAATAGGTTTGTCGATGGGTCGCTTGCAAGCACCTCAAAGCTAGAATTAATGAGCTGATTGCGATTGAGGTCAATGTTGGTTAGAAATTTTTGCGCCATTTTTGCTCCACCTTATGTGAGATATGCTTTTCCAGAAAATGCCGAAGAAAACATGACCGTAATCTGAGTATTACTATTGTATTGTACCTCACCAAATACATGGGTATCTGCAGAATCCACAATGGTTACCTGTGGCTTTCCTCCGAGTGTATGGGTTATCACCCATGTCGTTGAAGCACTCCCCTGTTCGTGAATATGACGTCTAGTGTTTGAGGAGCCAGCTCCGGAAAACCTGACAACAACCTGATTTTGTGCATCTTGATTTACGATTACCTGATTTGGGGTGTCCTCGCGAATATTTACCTGATTTGGGACATTGCTCATCTAGTGACCTCTGGGATGAGCGTAAATGCCCCTTTTATAACCTTTGACACAAAACCACCGTTGTCAATGATTTCAAGGTCATAGACACCACTGCTGTTTATGGATGCTGTAACTGATGCAGACATCGACATCGCTATCATATTTGTGGTGCCAGCAGATGGGTTTATCTCCAACCCTAGGTTCTCTGTGGTCAAGGTGACTATTGCAGATGCTGACTCGATGGTTCTTCGTACCTGCATTCTCGCGGTGTAACCAGTTAAGTCAAATTCTTCGTATGTCTGACCAGTTGGGTCGGTTGCGAGGTCTGGCTGCTCTATTTCCAGGATGCGCGAAAACGACGAACCCTGCTCACAGGTTATGTTGTAGATACCAGCAATCATGGGCGCGCTCTCCTAATCAGAAACCATAACGATTGTAGATTAGGAAACAGTCTGCTACGAGCAGATATCACTAAATAGCCGAAGCTGAATCCTTGTTTGGGCCGACCTTTTTGAGACCCATCGACATGGCTATTGAAAGCGCAACTGCCGTAACTCCGATTTTGAGGTTGTCCTGATTTAGGAGACCGTCAGAATCTGCTCCAGTTGCAATCCATGCTCCAAGGTAAGCCTGAACGAATGTTCTAGCTGCTCTTTCCGCAATGTCTTTGATAAAGGAAGTTCCCATATGTTTTCTCCAATTTGTTTAGGTGTATCTAATTTACCACACATGATTTAGTCCTACAATCCTTGCGGTACATGCTATTGTCTATCGAATGGCCCCAAAGAAACGTAAGCCGACAATTGGCTACCTAACATCAGACTGGGCCTGGGGTACTGACCCACTGCAACCCAATGGTTGTGCTTGGTACAGATGCAAGCTCCCCGCAGACCAACTGAACAAACTTGGATGGTTTGCCACTGTTGGTTTTCCGGGCTTCAACCCACAACGCGGGTTTGGGATGGTTGTCCCTGGAGACAAAGCTATCCATGGTTGGGATATTATTGTTTTCAAACTTCTAATGCAACGCGAAGTGCTTGAAGCGATGCCCCTTGCGCAAAAAATGGGACAGAAAATAGTAGTTGACGTCGATGACTGGTTTGACGGACTCGCCACAACAAATCAAGCATATAAAGCCACAGACCCAACGACTAATCCCGATAACAATAGAGATATTTACGCGCAGATAATAATGCAGGCAGACGCTGTAATCACTTCAACTCCATTCCTGTTTGACTATTATGCAGCAAAAAGAGAAAATGTTTTCATGGTCAGGAATGGAATAGACATAGAAAGATGGAAACCACGCACACCAAGAACGAATCATCGCTTAAGACTCGGGTGGGTTGGGGCTACCCCATGGCGCTCTGGTGACCTAGAGACGCTCTCATCATTTCTTGGTAAATACTTGGTTGATAGAAGAATAGGTTTTCATCACTCTGGGCATACAACAAATGGAGCTCCATCAGCAAACCGCCAACTCGGTATACCCGACAACATAACAAGAACCCTTCCATTGGCTCCAATTTTGTCGTATCCAGGACTATTTCAACCGATAGACATTGGCATGGTGCCTCTTAACAACATTCCATTCAACCATGCAAAATCTTTCATCAAAGGCCTTGAATATGCTGCTGCTGGTGTTCCTTTTATTTCCTCATACTCTCCAGAGTACAAAATTCTTGCCGACCAAGGAATTGGTCGTGTTGCGTACACCCCGGACGACTGGGTTCACCATTTAGACGAATTACGTAAAACCCATATCAGAAGAGACGAGGTTGGCCACAATCTTGAAATGCTGCAAAATTTCACGATGAACAAGCGCGGCGAAGATTGGGATGCAACAATGCGCGTCATCCTAGAAAAAATCTAGGTGTTTCCATGCAGGATATCGCCTGGACATTTGGTGTAATAACCGTATACGAAGATAAGAACAGACTCAACGAGATACTCGACAGCATCCGAACCCTTGGAGTACCAGAGTACGAAATCTTGCTTGTTGGCGGCGGCGACTCAACCGGAATAGATGGTGGAGATATTGTCAAGATTGATTTTGACGAATCAGTCAAACCGCGATGGATTACTCGCAAAAAAAATATTCTTGTTCAAAATGCAAAGTATGAAAATATTGTACTGATGCACGACTATCACGTGTTTGACGCGAGATGGTATGAGGAGTTCAAGAACTTTGGTACAGACTGGGAAATTTGCTCTTGCCCACAGCACCTAATAAATGGCGACAGAAATCCAATGGATTGGTCGCT